CCAAGTGAGGTGGACCGTGGCCCCCTAGTAGTCCTGCTCACAGGTGGGAACCCAATTTTTGAGATGTGTAAATGTCTTTACTAAGTGAATGGTTACTCACAGCCGAAGGCCCGCCCGCTAGCCCCGCTAGCCCCGCTAGCCCCGCTAGCCCCGCTAGCCCCGCTAGCTCCGCTAGCTTGCTGGCCTCGCTAGCTTCGCTAGCCCCGCTAGCCTCGCTAGCCTCGCTAGCCCCGCTAGCCTCGCTAGAACTCCATCCAACGATCGCTTCGCTAGCCCCGCTAGCCTGCTGGCCTCACTACCCTCGCTAGAACCCCACCCGACGCTACCCCGTTACCCACACCTCCACGTAAAGCTACGTATAACCACGTAAAAACCACATAAAGCAACGCAGCCATGCTAGACTATCCAGCATGTCCGACACCGTTGACAAAGTCACCCAAATCCGCGAGTACGCGCGGGAGCGGCTCATTGCCGCACTGCCTGAGTATGAGGTGATGGTGCGGTCATCCGACAGCCCGGAGGACTACGGCAAGTTCGTTGACCGCCTGACGAGGTTGGCTGGAATTCGGGATGAGGGCGATCGCGAGAACCTGCCGGTGTTCAACATCACGATCGCGGCCGGAGGGATCAAGACCGAGGTCATCGATGTGACGCCCGTGCAGGCCGAAACCACTGCACCCCCACCCCTGCCTGACTGCACTGACGAGCCGACTGCCGTACCTGCTCCGCAGCCTCTCGAGCCTGCTCCGCAGCCTTTCGTGCTCGACATTGCTCCGATCGAGTAGGAGCGCTCATGCCCGATGCGGATACGCAGGGTTGATGGAGCAAGGCAGGCTGATCTGCTCGGCGCACTGCATACGGCCTGCATGCCGGCAGATGACGTGCCGGACTTCAGCCACGGGTGGTGGTGGGTTGGTACGGTTGACGGCGTGCCGGCGGCGTTTGCCGGCATGACGCCGGTAGCGTCGTGGCCTCAGACGGCGTATCTGAAGCGCTCCGGCGTGCTGCCGCAGTTCCGGGGTAACGGCTACCAGAAGCGGCTGATCCGCGTGCGGTTGGCGTATGCGCGCCGGCTTGGCATGGAGCGGGTGGTTACTGACACTGCTGAGTGGAATTATGCCAGCTCGAACAGTTTGATCGCTTGCGGGTTTCGGCTCTACGAGCCGCAGCGGCGGTGGTCGTTCGGTACGGCTCTGTATTGGGTGAAAAAGCTGTGAAGGTTCTACTGATTGACATTGAGACAGCCCCGCATCTGGCAACCGTATGGGGTCTGTGGCAGCAGAACGTTGCGACGAACCAGCTGCTGGAAACGGGGTATGTCATGTGCTTCGCTGCGGCGTGGTACGACAGCAAAACGGTCGAGTTTGATTCGGTCAGGCGTTCTGGCGTCAAGCGCATGCTACGGCATGCCCACTCGCTGCTGAGCAAGGCTGACGCGGTGGTTCACTACAACGGCACCAAGTTCGACATCCCCACGCTGAACAAGGAGTTCGTCGTTCACGGCATGAAGCCACCGGCGCCGTACAAGCAGATCGACCTGTACCATGTAGCCAGAAAGACGTTCCGGTTTGCCTCGAACAAGCTGGACTTCGTTGCACAGCAGCTTGGCGTGGGTTCAAAGCATCGGCATGCTGGTCACCAGCTCTGGCTTGACTGCATGCGTAACGACGATGCAGCATGGGCGGAGATGGAGAAGTACAACCGGCAGGACATAGCACTGCTCAGGGCGGTGTACGATCGCATGCTGCCGTGGATCAACTCGCATCCGAACTACGGGCTGTATGACGAGCCCGGTGTGCCGGTGTGCGTTAACTGCGGCTCGTCGGACCTGCAGTTCCGTGGGTGGGCGCGCACGCAGGTGAACAAGTACCGGCGGTTCCAGTGCAACAAATGTGGGAAGTGGAGCAGGACTGCGTCGACCGAGCTGAGTCGCGACGACCGTGCGTTGATCTTGAGGAGCGATAACGGGTGAGTTTCACTTTCGTACCTGGGCCGACCGGGCAGCGGTTCCTCGATGATCGCAGTTACGTGAAGGTCATCATGGGGCCAGTAGGGGGTGGCAAGTCCACGCTGGCCCTGATGGACCTGCTGCGCCGCTCGGTCGAGCAGCAGCCGTTTGACGGGGTGCGGCGGACCAAGCATGGCATCCTGCGTAACACGGTGGGGCAGCTGAAGTCGACCGTCAAGCCGCTGATCGACCATTGGTTGGGTTTGATGACTGGCAACACGATGGGGCAGTGGAAGCTGACCGATGGAACGTTCGAGGCGCGTTTCAGGCTGCCGGACGGCACGCGAGTGCATGCGGACTTCACCATGCTGGCGGCGGATACTCCCGATGATGTGCGTCGCCTGCTGTCGTTGGAGCTGTCGTCGGGTTGGGTCGAGGAGTGCCGTGAGGTCGACCAGTCCGTGTTCGAGGGATTCTTGGGTCGTGTGGCGCGTTACCCGAACCGGGCTAGCGGCGGGGTGACGTATCCGGGTGTGGTGTGTTCGACCAACCCTCCGCCGTTCGGTAGCTGGTGGCAGCGGATGATTTCGAACCCGCCGAAGAACTGGGGCGTGTTCCTGCAGCCGCCGGCGATGCTGGAGGACGGCTCGCTGAACCCGAAGGCGGAGAACCTCGAGAATCTTGACCCGAATTACTACGCTAACCTGCTGGAGGGCAAGTCCGAGGATTGGATCAACGTGTACATGAAGAACAAGTTCGGCTCGGGGGGGTTCGGTGAGCCGGTGTTCGCCAAGACGTTCCGTATGGACTTCCACGTCGCCAAGGAGGAGTTGAAGCCGATCTTTTCGTCTGTCAATCCGATTCTGGTCGGGATGGACAACGGGCTGACGGCTGCGGCTGTAATCGGCCAGATGGACCTGCGCGGGCGCGTGAACATCCTCGATGAGTGCTACGTGCCCGAGGGTGAAACGATGGGCGTGGAGACGTTCATGTCGCGCATGCTCGTGCCACTGCTGGTGCAGCGGTACCCGGTGAAGCCGGAGCATATCCGGTTCGTTCTGGACCCGGCGTGCTGGCAGCGGTCGCAGGCCAACGAGATGACGATCGCACAGGTGGTTGCAGCACAGGGTTACGGTGTCGTGAAGGCGTCGACCAACGACCCGGAGAAGCGGATCATGGCGGTCGAGGGGTTGCTGAACCGCGCGATTGACGGCGGTCCGGGCCTGCTGATCTCGCCGCGTTGCCCTTGGCTGATTCAGGCCATGTCGTGGGGATATCGGAACAAGAAGGCGGCTGCCGGCTACACCACGGCGACGCCGGAGAAGACGCACCACAGCCACATCGCCGATGCCCTGCAATATCTGTGCCTGCACTACAACCTGCAGGTGCACCCGGCAGCGGCGGTGTTCCGGCCGAAAGCGCCGGAAATCAAGCGGGTGGCATACCGGTATGCTTAGGCGTGTTAGACTGTAAGCGCACACAAACGGGTTAACATGCACCTCGGTTTGCAACTCCAACCACCGTCCGGTCAAACCGCCCCTGTAGCGGTGCCCGCGTCTGTCCCTGCTCCGATCAGCGTGGGGGGTATCCTGCCGATCATGTCGGCTGCGCAGGTCAACGCGGAGCTGCGTAAGGCGGCGGAGCAGACCAACCAAGCGCAGCAGGCGCAGCCTGTCATCCAAGGCTTGGCAGGCCATATCCGTTCGTTCTTTACGATCGCGCAGCAGGCTCGCCAGTCGACGGTCGAGCAGGACATGATCGAGGCGAAATACGCCCGGCGCGGCCAGTACACGCCTACGCAGCGTGCCGAGCTGGAGGCGCAGGGTCAGGCGCTGATCTACATGATGCTGTTCAGCGTCAAGGCGCGGCAGGCGGTGAGTCTGCTGCGTGATGTGCTCATGGGGTTGGGCAGCGACAAGCCGTGGACGGTCAAGCCATCGCCCGAGCCCGATCTGCCGCCGGAGGAAGTGGATCAGATCATCCGTGGGGTTGCTCAGGAGGTCTATCAGGCGCAGGCGCTTGGCTTGATGCCTACGATTGATGACATCAAGCAACGCCTGCGTGATGCGCGTCAGGAGGTTGAATCGCGGATCATGCAGGAAGCGGTGGCCCGCGCCGAGCGCGTCGAAACGCGGATGGAGGATCAGCTCGTTGAGGGTGGGTTTCTGGAGGCGCTCGATCAGATCATCTGTGACCTGCCGGAATACAAGTCGGTGTTCCTCGCTGGACCAATCGTGCGGCGCAAGCCGCGTGAGAAGTGGGTCAACGGTCAGGTGCAGGTTGTCAACGACCTCGTACTCGAGTGGGAGCGCGTTGACCCGCTGATGATCTATCCGGCGCCTTGGGCGTCTGACCTGCAGACTGCGCCGTTCATACGTCGCCACCGCATGACGCGGCAGGCGCTGAATGAGCTGATCGGCGTACCGGGCTACAGCGATGCGGCGATTCAGCAGGTGCTGTCGGAGTACGACACCGGTCGCACCAGCATGTGGTTGACCATCGACACGCAGAAGGCGGATGCCGAGGGTAAGAACGCCATGCTGGCTACGACTGGCACTGACCTGATCGATGCCTTGCAGTATTTCGGTACCGCCAGCGGCAAGATGCTGCGCGAGTGGGGTTTGCCCGCCGAACAGGTGCCGGACGAGACGAAGGAGTACGAGATCGAGGCGTGGCTCGTCGGTACCACGGTCATCAAGGCGGTGCTGAACCCTGACCCGGCGGGTCGGCGTCCGATTTACAGTACGAGTTACGAGCGTATTCCGGGCAGCGTGTGGGGTAATTCGATGTACGACCTCATGCGCGACTGCCAGCAGGTGTGTAACGCGGCGGCGCGGGCGCTCGTGAGCAACATGGGTATTTCGTCCGGCCCGCAGGTCGTGGCGTTCACGGACCGTCTGCCGTCGGGTACGGACCTGACGCAGATGTTCCCGTGGAAAATCTGGCCTGCGCTGTCTGACCCGATGGGCTCGACGGCCAGACCGATTGACTTCTTTCAGCCGACGTCCAACGCGGCTGAGTTGATGGCTGTATATGACAAGTTTTCCGTGCTGGCTGACGAGTACACGGGTATTCCGCGTTACATGGCGGGTCAGGAGGCTGGCTCGATCGGCCGCACGGCGTCTGGTCTGTCGATCATGGTTGGCAACGCCAGCAAGATCATCAAGAGTGTGGTCGGCGGTATTGACCAGTATGTGCTGTCGCCATGCCTGCAGTGGCTGTACAAGCACAACCTCAAGAACAACCCTGACTCCGACATGAAGGGTGACCTGAATATCGTCGTGCGTGGCTCGCTTGCTCTGGCGGCGCGCGAGGCGGCGGCGATTCGTCGCAACGAGTTCCTGCAGGCTACGGCCAACCCGATCGACATGCAGATCATCGGGATGGAGGGTCGTGCCGAACTCCTGCGTGAGGTCGCCAAGGGTCTTGACATGAACACCGACAAGGTCGTGCCGCCGGTTTCTGTGCTGCGCCAGCGTGCTGCGATGGCGCAGATGCAGGCGATGGCGGCGCAGCAGCTTGCTGGCAAGCCGTTGCAGAACAAGCCCGGCAGTAGGCCACCTCAGAAGAAGCCGGGTGGCGGGCAGGTGCTGGCCGACGGCGAGCCGGTTACGGACCTGTTTGAGCCTACGAGTTAGCACACACTACGAAAGTGTGTTAGTATGCGTCTGACGTTGGACAAACCCGACTTGGAGTTGATGGCGCGGTTAGCTCGCAACGAGCCAAAGCTGCGCGACTTTCTGGTCAGGAAGTTCAACGAACAGGTGAAGTTCCTCGTCAGAAGCACAGCCGACCCGCACATGCATGTTGCACAGGGTCGAGCCCAAGTGCTCGATGAGCTGATTGCAGCGCTTGACGAGGCGAAACGGCTTTAACCGTGGCGGCGCAAGCCGCTGTTTCTCAACCCTGACACCCCCGCCATGCGGGAACAGGAGATGACATGTCGCAGCTACCCAAGGCAATTCGTAAACAGCTTGCTGAGGCTGAGAAAGCTGAAGCGCAACTCGCAGAGGCGGTGAACAATGCTCCGCCACCTCCGCCGAGGATCGAGGAAGTTCTCGCCGCAGCAGCCGAACAGCCGAAGGTAGATGCGCCAGCACCAGCGCCGGCTCCAGCACCGGCGCCGGCTCCAGCACCGACTCCAGCCAAGCTGGATGATGCTGAGCAGCGGTATCGCACTCTGCAAGGCATCCTCAACAAGCAAATCCACACCCTGCAGAAGCAGGTCGAGGATTTGACGGCGAGGCTTCAGGAGAAGGAAAAGCAGGCGTCGGCAGCCGATACGAAGCCGGCGATCGACCCGAAGGATGTCGAGGCGTTCGGTCAAGAGTGGGTTGAAATGGTCCAGCGAAACATTGAACGCACGCTGAACCATTTCAGTTCGCAGGTTAACGAACGTTTCAGCTCGATTGAGCAGCGCGTTGGGAAGCTCGAGCAGGTTGCCGCTGCCGCATCGAATACGGCAACGTACTCTGCAGAGCAGACCTTCTTGGCGGAGCTGACCAAGCTCGTGCCCGACTGGGAGGCGATCAATGCCGATCAGCGGTTCCTCGACTGGCTTGCTCAGGAGGACGAGGTCTATGGTCAGCCGCGCCAAGTCGCGCTGAACATCGCGGCAGAGAGGTTCGACGCCAAGCGCGCAGCGGCTGTGTTCCGCGCGTTCAAGGCTACCTTGCCTCCCGCCCCGCCTCCTTCGGCTTTGGAAACACAGGTGGCCCCGACGACCGTCGCTGGAGCCCCACGCCCGGCTACGCCGAGCAAGCCCGTCTTTACGCAGAAGCAGGTCACTGACTTCTACAACGACGTGGCGCGCGGCAAGTATCGCGGGCGCGAGGAACAGGCGGCGCAAATCGAGGCAGCGATTAACGAAGCCGTCCGCGAAGGGCGCGTGCGCTGAATAGCGTAAGCGTGTAAGACCTCCGTGGGCGGTTGTGAAGGCAACTACCCACGGAGGGATATATGTCTACGATCACCCCTGCAGTAACGTTTCCTGTCTCTAGCTCGAACGGCCAGATTACTGGCAGTAACTACAACACGACCCCGAGTTACTCGGGTACGTTCATCCCGCCTGTTTGGTCGGCGAAGCTCAACGCCAAGTTCTACGCGGCGTCGGTCTACGCGTCGATCATGAACAGTAATTGGGAAGGTGACATCTCCGGTCTCGGTGACAAGGTCATCATCAACAACGTCCCGGACATCACCATCAGCGACTACACGGTCGGCCAGAATCTGGTCTACCAGACGCCGGTGCCGTCGACGGTGGAGCTGACGATCGACAAGGGCAAGGCGTTTGCTTTCGCCGTGTCGGACGTGTTGAGTTATCAGGCTCAGCCGGACCTGATGGATGCGTTCAGCAATGACGCCTCCGAGCAGATGAAGGTGGCGATCGACGCTGACTGCCTGAAAGCTACGGTCGTTGACTTCGTTGGCATGTCTAGCGGTGCGGCCAACCGTGGCGCTACTGCCGGTGCGAAGTCGGGTGCGTATAACCTCGGCACCGACACGTCGCCGATCGCGCTGACGAGTGCCAACGTCCTCCAGAAGATTCTGGAACTGGCCTCGGTGCTCGATGAGCAGAACGTTCCCGAAACGGAGCGTTGGCTGGTCATCAACCCGTATGTCCGTACCCTGCTGATGCAGTCGAATCTGGCGCAGGCGCAGTTCATGGGCGACTCGACTTCGATCGTGCGTAATGGCATGATCGGCAAGATCGACCGCTTCACGGTCTACGTCAGCAACCAGCTGCCGAAAGCGCTTGCCAACCAGAACTACGACGGCTCGGCCAACGCCGGCGCAGTCGCCCGGTCGGCGATCATTGCCGGCCATCGTTCGGCTGCCTGCTTCGCTTCGCAGATGGTCAAGACCGAGTCACTGCGTAACCCGAACGACTTCGGCGACCTCGTTCGCGGCCTGCAGGTCTACGGGCGCAAGGTGGTGAAGGCTGAGGCGATGGCGCTTCTGCAGATCGCCTAATGTAACGGCGGAGAGGGGTTAGATGCCCCTCTCCGCTGTTCGACCTGAACAGGAGGACAGCATGGCATTCACAAAAGCTTACGTCGGGTCCGGCCTTTTTGCTTCGGTCGCTCGGCTGTTTGGGGGCGGCTCTTCTGTCGCTACTGGTCTGACCGCAGCAGGTTCCACTCAGGCGACCGCGCTGGCGCTCACGAACGACGTCAACATCTTCGGTACGGTTGCGGCCAGCACTGGCGCCATCCTGCCGAACTACGACATCGGTGACGACCTCGTGGTGGTCAACGGCGGTGCTAACGCTCTGAACGTGTACCCGCCGGTTGGGCACCAGATCAACTCTGGTGCAGCGAACGCGGCTGTGTCGGTACCTGCCGGTAAGTCTGCGCGCTTCTGCCGTGTCAGCTCGACGCGGTGGGTTGGCATCGTCAGCGCGTAGTGCTCACTTACGTGTTAGACTAGAGGGCAGGCGCCGCAAGGCTCCTGCCCTCTTTTTCATGAGGTGTGCCCGTGGCGACTACAGCCCTCACGATTATCAACCGCGCGCAGAGGATTTTGCTGGAGTCCGGCACTGGCGTGCGATGGACGCAAACGGAGCTGCTGGACTGGCTGAACGCCGGCCAGCAAGAGATTGTGGCGCTGCGGCACGACGCAGGAGCCAAGATCGGGACGGCGCAGCTTGCCGCCGGCGTGAAGCAGACGATTCCGAATGACGGGATCATGCTGCTGGACGTTCTGCGCAACATGGGCACGAACGGCACTACGCCGGGGGCAATTGTCCGCAAGGTGCCGCGTGAGGCGCTCGACGCGCTGGTGCCGAGCTGGACGGCGATGACGGCGGTTTCGGCGATTAAGCATTACACGTTCAACGTACAGACGCCGAAGGTTTGGCATTGTTACCCGCCTTCGGACGGCACTGGCTACGTTGAGTTGCTGTACGTCGCCATGCCGCTTGCCATTGCTGGCGTCAATGACAACATCACGCTGGATGATGTCTACGCCAATGCTCTTCTCGACTACGTTCTGTATCGTGCCTACAGTAAGGATGCGGAGACGCCGGCCAATGCTGAATTGGCGGTGGCCTACCGTAACGCCTTTGACAACGGTTTGGGTCTGAGAGCTGGTACGGATGCGGCCAACGTGACGAAGCCCGAGGTGAGGGGGTAGACGATGGCTAGCGCTTTGTCCTTGTGGTATCCGGCGGTTGTAACTCACCTGCCGACCGCTCCTGAGCCGCTGATTGACGAAGCCCTGCGGTGGGCGGCAGACGAGTTCTGTACGCGCTCTGGTATCGCGCAGGAGTACGTCAGCGGCAATGCCACCGCTAACGACGCGAGCGTGCCGTTTACACCTCCAACCGATACCGAGATTCGGCGTTTCGTTCGTGTCTGGTATGGTGAGAATGAGCTTGTGTCTGCCGGTCCTACGCTGGTCGATGACCCGAAAGCTTACGGGACGCCGGATTCAGGTACGCCGAGACGCTACCTCGATGCGCGTGGCAATACGCTGCGTGTCTATCCGGCACCGAGCACCGGTGGTACGGGCGCATTTACGGCTTTGGTTGCCGTAGCGCCTACGCCAGCGGCAACTACCCTACCAGATGTGCTGTACCGTGAGTGGCGTGAGGCGATCGCCGCTGGCGCGCGCAGCTATATCAAGTCGATTCCGAACCAGCCATTCAGCGGCGATAGCGCGCGGGATACTGCGTTCTTCTATACGAAGCTGACGGAGGCGGCTGGTCTTGCTCTGCTTGGTACGGTGCGCGGTCAGGTGCAGGTACGCTCGCCTGTCAGCGTGTGCTTTTTCAAGAGGTAGTTGTGGCAGTCGTCGGCGTACGCGCTTTTGCGGGGATGATGCCTCGCATCGAGTCGGAGCTGCTGCCTGATAGCGCAGCGCAGGAGGCTGTCAACGCGAGGTTCAATGGCGGGGCAGCTGAGCCGTGGAAGGCTCCGGCAACGGTGCTTACGCTTTCGTCTACACCGCCGATTCGGTCGATCTATCGGTTTGGTCAGGGGTTGAATTCGGAAACGCAGTTTTGGTTTGAGTCTGCTGTGGATGCAGACTTTGTCAAAGGGCCGGTTATTGGTGACACGCAGGAGCGTACGTACTGGACTGACGGTGTATATCCGAAGAAGACCGATGCGACGATTGCGACGGCGTCGGCGCCTTACCCGTCAGCGAGTTATCGTCTCGGCATTCCTGCGCCGGGCGTTTCGCCGGCGCCGGCGTATACACCGTCGGCATCTGTTAATGGCACGCCGAGTAATGCGAACGACCCCAAGACGACCTCCGTGTATGTCGCCACATACGTCACTGCTTGGGGTGAGGAGAGCGCCCCTAGCGCGCCGTCTAACCTCGTGACTTGGCAGCCGGGACAGAGCGTTACCGTGACGTTGCCGGGAAACTTGACCGGCCCGTATAACGTCACGAAGGTGCGTTTGTATCGCTCTAATACTGGTACGTCACGTACGAACTACCAGTTCGTGAGCGAAGTCAGTGTAGGAACGCCGAGCTATACCGACACAAAGACGGCAAGCCAGCTTGGTGAAGTGCTGGCGACTTTTGACTGGGACACGCCGCCCGATAGCCTTGTGGGGCTGTGCTATGTCGGCAATGAAATCTTGGCGGGTTTTTACGAAAACACGGTGGCGTTTTCTGAACCCGGTGTGCCGTATGCTTGGCCGATCAAGTACCGGCTTTCGTTTGACGCACCGATTGTCGGTATCAAGGCGTTTGGGCAGACGCTGTTCGTCGGAACCCGTCGCGGCTGCCATCTGATTACGGTTGTCGACCCGGCCAATACCAACACGGAGCTACTGCAGGAAGCGCCTTCGTGCGTATCCAAGCGTTCCGTGGTTGCCATGATGGGCGGAGTGGTGTGGGCGTCACCTGACGGTCTGTACTACGTCGGGCCGAGTGGTGTGCGCAACCTGACTGATCCGATCATGACGCGCGAGCAGTGGCAGGCGTACAAGCCCGAGTCGATCAGTGGTTATGAGTACAACGGCTCGTACTACGCTACCTACGACACTGGCACACAACAGGGCACGCTGATTTTTACGTTCGGTGAGCGGGCGAGCTTCGTCGAGAGCGATCAGTACTTCACTGCGGCGTACTATGAAAAGCTGACCGACACGCTTTTCGTGGTTCAAGGCAACATCCTTAAGAAGTGGAACGCTGGCAGCGCTCTTACGATGAGGTGGCGTTCGCGGCGGTGGTATTTCCCGGCGACGGCTGCTTTGTCTGCGGCGCGTGTTGAAGCTGCTGCGTATCCGGTAACCTTTCGGGTCTTCGCCGATGGCGTTCAGCTCGGACCGGATATCACGGTCAACGATAACCTTCCGTTTCGCTTACCGGGGTATCGCGGGGTTCGCTACGAATTTGAAGTTGTCTCGACGGCGAAGGTCAAGGGCGCGTGGATGGCGACTTCGCCGACTGAGTTGGGGGCGGTATGAGTTTTCGTGGCGTGATGCGTACGCTGCTGGAGCGCCTGACTGAGCAGGTTGCGAAGGGCGATCGCCCACCTGACAGGGCTCCGATCCCCCCTGCGATTCCTCCGGCTAAGCCAGACCCGGAATCGCTTGCCAAGACGGTCAATGCGCTGAAGACAGCGGTGGATCAGTTCACCGGCGCAACTGGTAGCTTGATGGACAAGCCGGTGTCGTTGCGCGACCTTGTCGAGTGCGGCGTAATGCAGGTAGCTATTGGCGACGAAGTTTATGCGCCGCCGCCTTCGACTGGTGCTGCCAACGATGGCTTTACGCCGGGTTCTGTGACGGTTATCGGGGCTGATCCTGACCCACGTCCATTTCTCAGCACTCCACCCACTCCTGAGAATCTGACCGCTTCTGATGCGGTCGAGACGATCATTCTGACGTGGGATTTGCTCGAGTATCGCAACCATTCATACGTCGAGGTGTTTCGCCACACGGCGAATAATCTGTCGCTCGCGGTAAAGATTGGTACGTCGACCAGTAACATATACGTCGACGCAGATGTCGTACCGGAGCAGACCTATTACTACTGGGTGCGGGCGGTAGGTTTCGGCTCAGATGGTTCTCCGATCATCGGTGCGTTTAACGCCACTGCCGGTGTCTCAGCATCTGCTACCAAAGTCGATCCTGACCCGCGCCCATTCCTGACGACGCCGCCTACTCCCACGAACCTGACAGCATCGGATGCAGTCCAGACCATCCTGCTTACATGGGATTTGACTCCCTACCGTAATCACTTGTACGTCGAAGTATTTCGCCATACGGCGAATGATCGTTCGTCCGCGACGAAGATCGGCACGTCTGTTGGCAGCATGTATGTCGATGCAGCCATCGTGCCGGAGCAGACTTACTACTACTGGGTGCGGGCGGTTGGGTTCAACAAGGCTGATAACTCCACGATCATCGGT